GTTAGGTGTATTTAACAGTCCTATTGGACAAGTTATTGCTCCACATATCTCAGCTAAGAAACTTGCTAACATGGTAGAAGAGTATATGGGCTTTGAGAAGTATGACTTTATCAAAGACAATGCAGCTTTATTTGAAGGTGCAGAACAAGAAAAACTTAAGATGCAAATACAGCAAGATTTACAAGAACAGTCAATGCAACCTTCTATAGAAGAGGAAATGTTAGAACAACAACTAGCTCCTAATCCTACAGAATAATTTGCTTGACAGGATCGATAATTTATGGTATAATATTTATATGGATTTGAAATCAGATAAAGGCAAAAGCCTCTCAAAGGCTGAAGCCTTCAAAGAAATAAGAACTTATTTAGAAGAACAAATAAGTTTATCTCAACGAAAGGTAATAGATGAGACTACGTTTGATAAACCTGCTTGGTCTGAATACCAAGCTTATCAACTAGGTTTTCAAAAAGCCTTCTCGAAACTATATAATCTTATTCCTGACCAAGGAGAAAAATAATGAGTGAAGAACAAAACGTAACACAAGAATCTGTTGAACCAACTACCCAAGAGGCTCAACAACAAGATACCCAAACTAAACCATTTGAGATTCCGACAGAAGCTCAAGACTTGGTAGGTGAAGGTAAGAAATACTCTAGTGCAGAAGAAGCTTTAAAATCTGTTCCTCATGCTCAGAATCATATTCAGACTTTAGAGTCTGAGTTAGCTGAGTTAAAGGAAGAGTTATCAAAGCGTAAAACTACACAAGAGCTTCTAGATGAAATAAAGTCTGGAGTCAAACCTGCAGAGAATACCACTCAAGAGGTAGGACTGAACCAAGATACTATTATGGAGTTAGTTAATAATACTCTCAAGTAAAACGAATAAAAGAAAACTGCTCAAGCAAATGCTTCTCAAGTAGCTTCTAAGTTTAGCGAGAAGTATGGATCCAATGCTGAGGCTGTTTATAATGGTCTTGCTAAAGATTTAAACCTTACTCCACAAAAACTAAATGAGCTCGCAGCTACATCTCCTAACTTAGTGTTAAGGTTAGCTGATCTAGAACCTAACGTACAAACTAATGTACCTAAAACTTCTGGTTCTGTTAACACTGAGGCACTAGCAGCTAATAAACCTAGAACAGAGTTATCTGCTAAGGTTCCTAAAGGTGCTAGTACTAAAGACTTAGTTAATGCTTGGAGAGCAGCAGGCGAGAAAGTTAAACAATCTTAATTTAAGGAGGGCTTATAATGGCTCAAAATACTACAAATACTAATGCGTTTATTGAATCGCAACAGTATTCTCAGTTCATCCTTGAAAATTTACATGACTATCTACTACCAGAAGGTATGTGGAGAGATGTAACAGACTTCGGTTCAGGCACAACTCTTAACATTAAAACAGTAGGTTCTGTAACAATTCAAGATGCAGCAGAAGATACACCTTTAAACTTTTCACCTATTGACACAGGTACTATCTCACTTTCTATTACTGACTATGTTGGTGATGCTTGGAAAGTTACAGATGACCTACGTGAAGATGGTTCTCAAATCGACACATTAATGGCGATGAGAGCTCAAGAATCTACACGTGCTCTTGGTGAAAATCATGAAACTAAGTTCTTAAGCGTTGCTAACGCAGCTCAAACTGCAGCAGGTCTTAACTTAGTAAATGGCAGACCACACAGATGGGTAGGTTCTGCAGCTTCTAATGCACGTACACTTACATTAAATGACTTTATTTCTATGAAATTAGCATTTGATAAAGCTAACGTACCTGCAGGTGGACGTATTGCTATCGTTGATCCAGTTGTTGAAGCTACATTAAACAGCTTACAAAACTTAGTTAACGTATCAAACAACCCAATGTTTGAAGGTATGGTAACAGAAGGTTTTGCTCGTGATCATAAATTCGTAAGAAACATCTTTGGTTTCGATGTATACACTTCTAACTTCTTACCATCATTAACAGCTACAGAAGCAATCAATGCATCAGCATATGGCTTAACTTCTGAAACTGCTGCTGTTGGTGACAAAGCAAACATCTTTATGTGTGTGGCTGACGATACATGTAAGCCAATTATGCATGCATGGAGACGTGCTCCTCAAACAGAAGGATGGAGAGACAACGAAGAACGTGCAGATAAGTTCCAAGTAACTTCACGCTTCGGTTTAGGTGCTCAACGTGTTGACACATTGGGTGTAATTTTAACACATCCATCTAACTATTAAGGAGACTATAAATGGCTTATGAAAATAACGCAGGTTTAGGTGTACTAAACCACTATGGTCCTAGAGAAACTACTAAAAAATATGGTGGTGAATATGGAACTAAAACTTCTGTTAAAACAGTAGAGTGGGAGTTTACATATGACGATCTACCAGGCGAAAGTACTTCTGCATTGGAATATTCTATTCCTGCTAATGCTAGAATTCTTTCTGCTAAATTTATTGTAGATTCTCCATGGACTTCTACTTCAGGAACTACTGATTTATTAGTAGGTCTTAATGACAAAGATGGCAACGTTATTGATGCTGATGGTCTTTTAACAGCAGTTAACTTAGTTGACACAGCTATTGAAGATGCAGCAGACGTTGGTACAGTTGTAGAAGGCACAGGTGCTTTAGTTGGTGCTTCTATTGGTGCAGTAGCAGGTGAAGTTGTTGTTGCTCCTAACGTAGATGACTTAACTGCAGGTGCAGGTAGACTTATCGTAGAATATACGAAAGCTTAATTAGGTAGGGGACTTCGGTCCCCCCTATTATTTAGGATAAACAAATGACAGTACAACATAGCGCAATTACAGATCCAGACATACATGAACCTAAAGGTATAGCTGCAGCTACTGAAGGTAAAGTTTATGTATCAGACGGAGCTTCATCAGGTGACTGGAAATATGCACCAGGAAAAGCTCACGCTGAAATTTATATAACAAGTGGAGCTACAGCTCATACGTTAGCTGCTGCTTCTGCTTTTACTAAATTAAATCCATCAGGTGAATGGACAGCTTCAGGTAATGAAGATCATCTTACTGTAGATGCTGCTAATGGTGAAATAGATTTACTATTTGCAGGTCATTATTATATATCTTATTGGATAACTTTTCAAACAGCATCTATTGCATCAGGATCTAAATACCATTTTAAATTTGCACTAGATGGAACAACAAGTCCTCGTTCTGTTTATGTAACTAAACCTACAAATGGTGTTGATATAATTACTATATCTGCTTCAGGTTTAGTTAGTGCTACAGCTAATCAGGTATTATCAATACATGCAGGAGGAGATGGTACATCTTCAGGTACTAACTTTACTCCATTAGAGTCAGGGCTACAAGCTCTTTTCTTAGACTAGGATTAAACTATGGCTAAA